GGGTCATTAAAATGAAATTTATTAATACTAATATCATTATTAAGTAAACCTAATGTGTTAAAACGATGATTATAAATATTTTGTGAAAAATCTAAATTATAATTATGATAAAAATCCAGTAAATTAAGATTTATATTTCGTAAATTTGATTCTTTAATATTATTATAAAGTATATTTGTATAATTATAATCATAATTTTCTTCTAACAAATAATTTCTATTTTTTATACTATTATCAACATTAATAGAATTTACATAACTACTAAAATATATTTTATTTATTGCCTGATATTCTATTGTTGCTTTAACTGTTGAAACCACTTGTTCCTGTACAAAATCAAGTTTCATATTTGTATATAAATTTTTTTGAGTAATACCAGTTATAGCATTACCTAATGATAAATATATCATATTATCTAATCCAGAAGTATAATAATTATCATAAAAATTATTTGAAAAATCTAAAATTCTAGAATTTAAATAAGTAAAATCTTGTGTTAAATAAATTTTACCGTATTCTTTTGAAAAATAATCATACCCTTTTAAAACTATGAAATCAATAGAAGAATTTTTATAATTATTTTGTAAATTTTTATCAAGTTTATCATTATCATGTTGTTGATTACTTATTGAAAAGTAAATTTTGGAAATATTATTTATTTTATTGTATAAAAGAATATTATCATTAAAATCACTTTCATTACTTAAAGAAACAGGAGAAATACTTATATCCATAGCAGACGATAGACTTGTTTCACTTCCTGAATTATTTAACTTAAATAAAGTAGTAAAATTATGACTATCATAATTTATTAAATTATCAGAAGCAAAATTATTTATTAAACTAATATCTATTACCTCATAATTTAAAGTATAAATTGAATTATTATTTGTAGTATCATACATTAAACTTAAATCAATGAAGTCAGAAAATTTAAATTTAAAGTAGTCACTATTAACAAACGGTTTATAAATATTAAAATAATAAACTAATGTGCTAGAATCTGAAAAATCTATATGCTCCCCATTTTTAAGTATTTGGTTAGTATTATTTTTTTTACTTAATTCATCTAACCTTGTCTCACTGAATAAGTATTGATTATTGTTAATAATATTATTTGTGACATTATATTTTATAAATAATATTCTTGGTTCATTAAAGTTATTATTTTTTTGTATAAATTTAATATTATGACATAAATTTTGTTGTGTTAAAAGTGTAAAAGGAACTCTACTTTCGTGGTCGTTTTTTTCATCGTTAGCAGATTGAATAGATAAAATTATTTTATTTTTAAATTTATCATCGCCAAAATTTTTTTGGCCATTGTCAAGAAACCTATAATATGGATTATGCTTAAAATTATAAAAACCTTTATTACTATTAAAAGATATATCATTTGGTATAAAAGTTTTCATATTAATTCTAGTTCCTATAAAACTTGAATCTACATTAAAATTTGAAGATAATAATATAAAATTAAACTTACTTGTCATATTTATTATTAATTATATATAATCAATAATAAATATTTACCTATCTTTATGTATTTATTTTTAATTAGTTAAAGGATCAGTATCATCAAAATACCATTGTGAAGATAAATAGTAAGGTTTGGATTTTTGAATACTTGTATTTTCTGCAATAGTTAAATCAGGACCTTGTGATGTAATTCTATATATTTCAAATGTTCCAATTGCATAATTATAGTATCTTAAATTAGAAAGATTGCCTCCAAATCCACCATTTAGATTGATGTATATATTATCATAATTTTGTTTAACTATATTACTTAATTTATGTCTTTTTGTTAAAGTTCCATTTATATAAACATCAACTATATTTTGTCCAGTTACTCTAATAACAACACAAACCCATTTTTTTATAGGAATACCATCAACATAAATATCATCAAAATATTTATACCGGTTTTTCGTATTATCACTATCATGAAATACATTCATTCTAATTAACATTCCTAATATTGGATATTTATCTAATAAATTATCCGAAATGTTTTTTTTACCAGTATACAAATATACACCTGGAGCATTATTTGGACCATATACACCATCTAAAGTATCCTCTGATTGTCCAGAAGAACCTTTGTGAAAAACATGTTTAAAATCTTTATTATCATTATATGTTAAATCATTTACATACATCCAAAATGCATAAGTAAATTCAGTTCCATCGTATTCATTTTTGCTTCTATAGATTGGCACTGAATTTTTGTCAGCAAATGTTTGGGGAATAGTCATAGCTTGTGTTGCATCTTTCATACCTTTAATAATGAAAGGATTTTCAGGTGGAGTAAAAACGTAAATAATAATTCTACTAAATACATAAAATAAAAATACAAATAAAATAATAACAAGTAATAAGAAAGTAGCTTTTGCAATTAAAGTATTAGAATTTAAGAATTCTCTTCCTGATGACAAAAAATTTTCAGTTCCATAGGGAGTTAAACCTACTATATTTTTTTTTACGTCTCCTAATAAATTATTAATGTTATCCATTATTATTATATTTATATTATAATTTTATAATTTTTTTTGAAACAATAATGTCAAATACTTTAAAATCTCTCTAAACTTCTGGGTATTTTAAACAATTTATATGTTTTATCTTATTAACTATGATTGCTGTTGAAAGAGATTGAATCTTGTTCAACAACCACTAGTATGTTTTCTATAATATCATAACAATTTTTTACTATAATTTAAAAAATTGTTACTATTATGCTTAGATAGTAAAGGAACCTCTCTCTGTATTATATTCAAGGAAGCTTACTTTTAATCCATATTTATTATACATTGATTTGGCAAGAGAAGCACTTATTCCTTCTTTGTAAATGTTATATGCTTCTTGTGGGTTAATAGCATTAGGTTGATATCTTATTCTTGTAATAAAACCTTCAAATCCAATATTTGGTGTACCTAAATTTCCAATATAAATATTTTTACGTTTGTTACTTTCCATTTTATTTTTATAAATTCCATGTAAAATAAATGAATTTCTTAATTTACCATCGAGATAAACATCAAATGTTTTTGTATCAACAGATAAAGTTAAACAATTCCATTTTTGAACTGGTATATTTTTAATTTTGTATCTTGTAAATTTTGTTGCACCAATAGCACCAGTAGGTTGTGCTGATTCAGAGTATGTTTCAATATCTATCAATAAATTATTTTCATATTTATCTAAACAAATACTTAAATTTTTAAAAGGATTAGGTTCAGTAGATACTGCTTCAATTGATGAACTCATACCAATTAGGTCACTTTTTAAGTCTTCATGTGTTATTGAGTTACTTTTAGTAGATACATAAATAATATTTTTTTCTTCAGAAATAGAATTTCCCCAATTATCAATATAGAACCAAACACTTAACATAAAGTTAGAAGTATTATTTTCATTAAAATCTTTATTTGCGATTACATTTTTATTTGTTGCAAAAAATGATTGAATACCCGAATTTGCTTCTTCACTATTTGCCAAAATATTGGCATCACACATTATATCATAAATAATATCTGTTGTGAAGAATATTTTGCTTATTAAAAAAATTAATATTAAAACTAACACTGTTATTATGATAATTTTTGATACTTCCATTATTATTTAATATAAACTAATATAATAATTTTTATTATATTATTTTATTTTCTGGGTATAACAATTACTAAAATATAAAATTATAATTTATACTTTTTTTATTTTTAATCATCTAATTTATTATATATAAAATTCACTTCTACTTATCTGGTTTTATCGTTAAATCATAAATAAATTTAATATTATTAGGTGGGCGAGGAGTTTCATAATAAAATATTTCTTTTATACTTCCATGAATTCCATTATCTTCTCCAATACTAATTTTGTCATCATCAAAAAAGGGTGGAACATTTTTCTTAGAACCTACTAATTTATCGTCTATGAATACATCAATTATATTATTTTCATAATTAATAGTTACAAACATCCATTTTTGATATTTTATTTTTTTAGTTTCATAAATAGTGTCAGTTTGGCTTCCTTCGCTTGTTTGTGTTTTTGATTTAATTAGTAATTTTCTTTTATTTCCATCATATAATATAACAGGTTTATTAGCATAGTTGAATATTTCTGTTTCTTTATTATATGCTAAACTTGTATTTTTTGGTTGTGGATTTAAATAAAGATAAAAACTTATACTATATGTATATTTATAATCAAATTTTTTCTCTCCTAAATATCCAATTAATGCTTTAATATTAAATTCTTGACTTGGATCTTCATCAAATAATGTATATTTGTTTGCAGGAGCAACTTTATTTTTAATAGATTTATATTCTTTACTAAAATCTTGATATTTACCAATTACTCTTTTTTTATCTAAATAATAAGGTCCTTTTCCTGCTAATAAATCATGTTTATTCATGCTGCTTATAAATTGAAATATAATTGGTAATCCTATAAATAAAGAAACAAAAATTATTAATAAAATAAATAATAAATAAACGGAAGATGGTGTAGATTTAATATCTTTATTTATTTCATCTGCAAATATAACAAGTAAACAAGGAATAAAAAATATAGTGTTTTTGATAATACATAAAAATCTAATAATTATATTATTCTTATCATTTTCACAATTTTTAATTACAACTGAAAAACTTTTAGCAAAAATAGCTAATATAATAATTCCTATTATTAATCCTAAAATTATTTTTGTAAAAAAATACAAATATTGATAATTATTATATAAATTATAAAAAAAGGATATAGATAAAAATATTAAGATTATACTTAATAGTAAGTATGAAAAAAACTTTATTAAATTTTTTATTGGTTCTACGATAGTTTCTTTAAAATTAGTTGAATTAAATATTTTTTTTTTCATATTTAAACCTTGTTTATCTTTTATATCTTCTTCTGTTACTAATTTTTTACGCTCTTTAGTAAATAAACTAGAAATAAATATATTTTCAGTTTCTCCATGTGGTAGAACGGCCAAACCATTTTTTTTTTTTTCATAATTATATTCCTGTTCATTTCTATAAACAAAAAAGTAAAAAATACTTAAAATAATTCCTCCCAATAATAATGAAATAATCTGTACATATTTATCTGGAACATTAATTAAATTTGTTAAAATTACTAAAAGTATAAAAACTAAAGTTAATAAAATACTAATATAATATTTATAATTTTGAGAATTAACAACATTATCTAATTTATTTACAATATACTCTCCGATAAATTTATATTTTTGCATTAATAATGAAAAAATATCTCCGGTTATTTTTTTTCTTCTTTCTGTTAAAGTAAATTTTTTTTCTATAGAACTCATGATTATATTATTAATATATTATATATAATAATATATAATTTATTTATAAATTCTCTAGAGCAGTTTTCTTACCGTGACAATCTCTACATAATGCTACTAAATTATCTACATTATTTGAACCTCCATATTCTAATTTAGTTACATGATCTACTTCAAACCATGCTGGAAGTTTACATCCACAGTGTTTGCATTGCCAATTTTGAGATGAAGCAACAAATTTCTTTTTTGTTTCACTTACAGAACGTTTTGTTGATTTTGAACCATTAAGAATTTTTTTTTGTTGGGCTGTTAAATTATTATAGGGATTTTGATTAACTTGATTATAGTTACTGTTTATTGAATCTCCTATTGTTTTTCCAGTAAAATCTATAATAGGTGCTAACATAGAAGTAGTTTGTCTATCAACGGGTAGATATTTAATATATCCATTTGCATTTGCAAAAAATTCTTTACTATTTTGAGGAGATCGTTTTAAATAAATATATACACATAATCCAGCAAAAGCAATAAAAGCCATTTTATAATATTTACTGTATGATTTAATTTTTGCTAAAATTTTACCTTCAAAATATATATTTGCTACAAAAATTAACACTATTATTCCTAT